TCGGCAAAATAGGCCGTTTTGTGTGGGTAGACGACTATACCTTAGAGGATCTAGACGACTATCAGGCACGCATTACAAGAAAATGTAAAGAGTGCGGATATGTCACGGAAGAGAAGGTATGTCCTGAATGTGGTTCCAAAAAGTTTGAGGAAACCGAAGACAAGATACAGGAAGTAAGAATACCCATAATGAGCGAAGACGGTATAGATCCTAACACCGGATTACCCATGCAGGTATCGGCCGAGGAAGTTATAGAGATAGAGTATTACAAACCTAATTGCTTCCCTTTGATCGTTCGCAAGAATGTATCAAAGACAAATTCGCTTTTAGGCTTTTCCGATGTAAAGGTTATTGAGGACCAACAGGATCTTATCAAAAAAGTAGGCTCAAAGGCCGCAGAAAAGACTTTAAAGGGCGGGTCGATAGTTACCTTGCCTAGAGGTGTAAAAGTCGAAACAACCGACAAAGAATTGAAAATAGCACGCCTTGATGATCCGCAGCAAAAGGCGATGATCGACGTTCTGAATATGCAAGTTAATATCCAGCAGGATATGACGATGATAAACAAAGCATATGAGGACGCCCGTTCAACTTTGGGTATTACAGATGCTTTCCAGGGTAAATACGACCCGTCAGCTGTTTCAGGAACCGCAAAACAGTATTCGATCAACCAGGCAGCAGGAAGACTTGAATCTAAACGTGTTATGAAAAACGATGCTTATGCAAGACTTTATGAAATGATGTTCAAGTTTTGGCTTGCATACTCAGACGATCCTTTGCCTATAACCGGAAATGGAATAAACGGACAGCAGGATTTCGCAATACTTGATAAGTCCGATTTTGTTAAACAGGACGCCGCCGGTCAATATTACTGGAATGACGAGTTTATGTTTGAGACAGATCCTACGTCAACAATGATGGCTAACCGAGAGGCTATGTGGCAGCAAATAGATATGAAATTGCAGTCAGGGGCTTTCGGGCAGTTAGGATCGCTTGAAACAATGCGACTGTACTGGAGTCTGATGGAAAAGAACCATTATCCTAATGCAGGCGATATACTTAGTCAAATTGAAATGATGCTCGCGGAACAGCAGCAGCAAGCTCAAATGATGCAAGGGGGAATGAATAATGAAATGCCCGTTATGCCAAGTGGAAATGAGGATATCCCGTTCTAAACATGTTGTAGAGAATGACGATACCCCGGACGAGGAAACAAAACTTTATATAGATCAGGAATTGATGTGTCTGAATAAGAACTGTGCTAATTATGAGCAGGTTGTTAAGACAGTCAGAAATGAAATACCAATAGGCTAAAAGAAGCACCCGCAGAGGTGCTTTTTTAGTACATAGATTCGCATGAATAGCGTAAAAATCAGAAAGGAAAATTGAATATGGTAAAGAAGAATCTTTTATCTCTCGACTTACAGAAGTTTTCGGAAGAAGTTGAAGAGGCAGGCGAAAACGAAGTGACTGAAACCGCCGAGCAGTCAGAAGAGGAACCGGAGGCAGGCGAAACTGAAACAGTCGAAGAAGACGGAAGCGACGAGCCGCAGGAACAGTCAGCCGAAGAAAACGCGCGTTATGCAGCTATTAGACGAAGAGCAGAAGAAGACGCTAAACGCAAATATCAGGCCGAAATGAGTCAAATGAACCAACAAATAGCTGCTATGTGTCAGGGATTAACGCACCCCGTTACGGGACAGCCTATAACCAACATTCGTGATTACATGGATGCTCTTGCTATTCAGCAGAGACAGGCCAGTGAACAGGAGTTACAGGAAAAGGGCATTGATCCAGGAATGATCGACAGGATGATAGCATCCAACCCCGTTGTAATGCAGGCACAGCAAGTTATTGAAGCAACCAAACAGAATGAAGCGGTTGCGAGAATGCAGCGGGACGTAGCCGAGCTTTCAAAGTACGATCCAAACATCAAGACTTTTGAAGACTTAGCGAACCTTCCAAACTACCCGGAAATGGTAAATTTTGTTGCTATGACAAACGGTCAGGCATCCATTGTTGACGCGTATAAAATGCTCAACTTTGACAACTTTATGAACCATACCGGAGAAGCGGCAAGACAGAAAGCAATAAATCAAATGCGAGGAAAGGACCACTTATCCACGCAAACAGGTGTTGCTACCGAGGACGATCTTGTAGATGTCCCGGCTGAGATCATGAGCCGATGGAAAGAGGAAGGAAAAACGGAAAAACAGATACGCGAATTATATAAAAGCGTAATGGGTAAATTACATTAGGAGGAAAAAGATATGGCATTTGAATTTCTCAGATCAGAGAATAGCGCTGCACCTATCGAAAAAGAGATAGTTGCTACAAACGCTACAACTTACAAGCATGGATGCCTTGTTGCTTATGGCAGCGCAGGCACAGCGGTTACATCTGCAACAAACGCAGAGTTCGTTTACACGGGCAAAGATACAGTTGCAAAGACGGGTGATAAGCTCGCGGTTATTCCCGTTCTTCCCGAGTACGAGTGGGAGTCATATCCTAGTGCAGATAGCTCAGCACTTAAAGCCGGAGCAAAGGTTACTACAAACGGAGAACAGCCTACGGCAACAACCGCAAGCGGCATATTCCAGCTTCTTACGGATGGCGCAGTTACGACCAGCAAGGTTGTAGGTAGATTCGCATAAGAAGGGGGGAATAGACAATGGCAGTAACATTTAGTAAGCATGGCGGCCTCAATGACGAGGCGTGGAAAGTTATTGACACCGAGCTGTCAATGGTTATCCAGGACACAGATACAGAAAAAAACAAGGATGATGAGCTTGTAAAGGCTCTCTACAACGTAAAGAGCTCAAAGAAGTTTGGTGAGAAACAGGGTAGCATGACCGAGTTCGGCAACTTCCAGGAAGTTTCTGAGGGCGATAACGCTATTGCTGATGATATTCAGATGGGATTCTCGAAGCTCATTGAGCATACGCAGTTCATCAAGGGCTTCACTTGCACACGTCAGATGAAAGACGACGGCGATATTGATGTTATGAAGACTGCTGCTGCTAACTTTGTACGTTCGTACAAGAGATCGAGAGCTCAGTTCGCATCGGCTTGTCTTACAGCCGAGGGATCAACCTTTGACTATGAAGGCAAGAGCTACGACAAGACAACCGGCGACGGCAAGGGTCTTTTCGCGCAGGATCATCCTGGAAAGAAAACAGGCGTTGGTGCACAGTGTAACGTATTCTCAAACTACTTTGGAAACGACGCTACAATGCTTTACAGACTGGCTAACATCGGCCGTAACTTCAAGAACCAGTCCGGTAACGTAATGGGCTATGATTTTGATACGATCATCATTCCTGGCGATGCATGGAGACTTGAAGACCTTGTAAAGACTATCATTCATTCACATCAGCGTCCCGGAACGGCAAACAACGATATCAACACGCAGGAAGGCAACTGGAAGCTCGTTATAGATCATAGATGGGCTGCTAATGCTGCATCAGGCGAAGAGCCGTTCATTATCATGTCTTCTGAAGCAAATAGAGAGCTTAACGGTTCAATGTTCTTTGACCGTGTTCCTCTTGACGTTGCTAACGAAGTTGATCTTAACAGCCGCAACCTCAAGTGGAGTGGTTACACAAGATTCAGCGCCGGCTTCTATGCTTGGCAGCCGTTTATCATGGGTGGCGCAACATCAGGTAAGGCTTTGACGTAAGAAGGGGGATTCGCACATGATACCTAAAGGACTTAAAGTAGGCGATACCTTTACACAGGGTAAAGCCGTATTTGAAGTTACAGGGATTGATGGCGAAGATTATTTCTGTAAAAGGGTGGGGGCAACCCCATCCTTTGCAGAAGTAGATCAGCCTAAAAAGAGCGTAGTTAAAGAGGACTATCTTTCTATGCCCTATGCACAGCTTAAAAAGTTATGTGCAGAAAAAGGACTTGACGCAACCGGGAAGAAGGAAGACCTGATTGCAAGATTAGAGGATAAATAATGAGTACATGGTATGATCTGAAATTAGCCGTATTACAGAAAATGTTTGCGGCAGACAATACGATAGTCACGGATGAGTCCACAATGGGTTACATCTATGCTATGCCGCAGGCTGCTAATGAAGGCTTGTCTTTACTTGCAACCGCAGGTAAGTTCATCACGAAGTCTGTAAAGATAACGCAGATGGATATAAAGAACCTTGTTTCGGAGAGCCTTGCAAATGCGATACATGAGTTTTCAGATACGTTTTCATACCAAACAGACGAAGGACAGTCATATTATTTTGAGTGTGCGGGTATAGGAACGGCAACGATAGAGGTTGACGGAACGGTTATTGATACCATTACCCTTGATGAAAAAGCCTATAAGGTTTACCAGGGTTTGATCGCTAACGTTGACAAGAAGCCCGTTAAATTCACATTCACAACATCATATCCGATGGCGCTAAAGAACATCGCAATATATAGTCAGACCTTTGAGACAGAGGAAGACGTTCCGGCTTTCACAGATAAGGTTAAGTATGACCTTAAAGCATTAGCGCCCGATTTCTACATGATAGACCCGCAGGGTATTTACTTTGAAGGGGCATATCAGAAATATCTCCAAACATCAGACTTTTATCAGGAAGGCACGAAGACCCTTGTACTTGACCGTGACATGATAGGCAACTTCACGATCTATTATAGGGCATATCCCGAACCGTTTACTGATATCACAGAAGACACATATGAGATACCGATAGACCCCGAGGTTTATGCTTTATTGCCTTTGTATATGGCTTCACAGTTATACAAGGACGATGATAACGGTATAGCTACGGCATATAGGAATGAGTTTGAAGTCGGTTTTGAGCGCCTTGTTAATAGCGCGAATTTATCAGCATACGAAGAATTTACAAGTGCAAGTAGGTGGGTATAAATGGCAGTTTCCTTCAAAGTTCCAAAGAGTCCTAAAAGGAACGTATTTGCAATAGATAATTTTTTAGGGGTTGACCTTACAAACAGTGGATCGTCCATTGATGAAGTTCGCTCCCCTAATGCTGAGAACATGGTTCGTTTTGTGCCGGGGAAAGTGCGTAAACGTACTGGATATGTCAAGGACGTATTATTTGGGAAAGACGTTAACGTCAACTATGCCAAAGGTACATCATCAATAGAAAAGCAGTTTGTTATAACGGACGATGAAGCAGGGCAGTATCAGAAAATATATGACCTCATAAAGAAGATAGTCAGCAAGGACGGAAACGCCTATGACCTTTACTATGAGTTCGATTATATATCCGAGGATGAATTTAAAATCGGCTCATCAATAGTAGTTAGTGCAAGTCCCGAAGAATACACGCATTTCAGCTATATAGCAAACAAAGGGGCGAATGATTATGTAGATTACATAGCTATTGAATCGGATGTCGCTCAAAATATCTATATAAAGAATTTCTCGATTATGTACGGCAAAGATGCCTCTTATAAGTGGAGTCCTGCGCCCAACTATTTTGTCGAGAGAGCAAACAATGATCCCGTGTATGGCGTTCATGTCGGCAAGACGGGTACGTTTGAAGGCAATAGGGTTGTGAATGTCAACAGAGTGTTGAATACAAGTGACACGTTCACGACTTATAATGTCGATACAACGGAACAAGATATCAACGCGCTTGCTGAAAGAATCCATCCCGGGGTAACTATTTATGCCGATTTAGACTACACATCGGATGTAAATTTTGATATCAGAATAGCAGGAATACGATATACAATTCCGGCCGCATCTACCACAACACATTGGAGTAAGGCCATCACGGCTACGCAGTATTATACCTACGATCATATTAGGTTAATGACGCAGACTGGTACGGCAACGGTCAATATTAAAAACTTATCAGTAGTGTACCAAAAGGATGATCTTACTTATGACTGGACTCCTGCACCTGAAGACAATGGAGAGACATTCCCGATTGAGGATATATACCTTGTCGGCTCAAAGAATTATGCGGTAAACACATCGTAT